AATGCAGTATCATAACTTTGGATAACATGGGCTAATTCAGGCATTTCTTCCTTCTCCCAAACATTCCACCACTCCCGTTTAATAATACTACCTTCAGCGGCAGTAGGATTCTGCTGGTATTGCGCGTTCCATTTAAGTATACTTACCGATGCCTTCACCGCTTCTAACTCTTCTAGTTTCCAATATCCTGGCCAAACTGGTTTCCCTGAAGGCAAGATTGCCGGAAATTCAATTACTTCCCATTGGTCAGCTTTTGGTTCTTTCTGTGCTTTTATCAATTTACCTGTCAGGTCTGCTACATTCCATCGCGTCATCACCACTATTATCCTGCCCCCAGGTTGCAGCCTTTGCCGCGGCCCAGAAGTATACCACTCATATACCCGATCGTAACTGGCCATGTTCATTGCGTCCTGTTCCGAATGCGGGTCATCGATAATAAGTAAATCCGCACCACGACCAGTAATCGAACCACCAACACCCGCGGCATAATATTCACCACCTTGGTCAGTTTCCCATTTGCCCGCGGCTTTAGAATCTTCACGTAATCTAGTATCAAAGATATCTTTGAACTCATCTTGCTCCATGAGCGTCTTAGCTTTACGACCAAAGCGTACTGCAAGTTCTGCATTATTAGTTGCTTGGATTATTTTTAAATCTGGTTTGTTGCCAATCATCCATGCCGGTAGATAGTTACTCGCGAATTCTGATTTGGTATGTCTAGGTGCCATATTGATAATGAGTCGCTTAAGATCGCCTCGCGCTACTCTATTAAACTTCTCCGCCATTATCTTATGGTGTTCGCCTTCAATAAATTCAGGCCACATGTGTTTTACAAAAGAAAGAAAGTCATCCTTAACTTTTTGCTTTTTCTTTTTTTCATCAAGTAATAAAAAAGTTTTAAGATATTCTTTGCGAGTATCTTCAGGTAAGTTTTTTAACTGTTTTGTTGTTAGCATACTAAAAAATTTTATAAAAAATTTTGCACTATTTTTTTAAATAAGTGAAAATGATTTTAACCCCTATAAACGTTTAAATCAAGCTATATATAGTATGTGTTAGGATCCCTATATACTACATCTTGGGGTAGGGGGTGTCTTACTTATTACAGCACAGCAATCCGCTAGGGACCCCTCGCCAGTTTAGAATGCGTCTAATGTACAAAGATAATTAAAATAAATGTAGACAATGTTATATGAATATGGGACATTGTTATATTAATAATTAGAAAGGATAAACAATGAGAGATATAATAGAATTAACAATATGTGTGGTGTTATTACTACTGTCAATACCATTATCATTAGTGACTTACAATGCGGGTATCGGAGTGTATCCAGCAATAGCATTACAGTTCATTGTGATCTGTCGTATGGCATACTTCTTAGCGAGGGATATGATATGATAAGATGTATTAGATGTCATGATGATACAACACTTGACTACATAGCAACTGGCACGATTGCCGAGCCAGTATGCATGGACTGTGTGACAGCAGATGAGCAAGATCAATTAGATACACAACATCTACCAAAAGAACAGGGGGCGAGGTGGTGACACCTCGTATAATAAGCTACAAGCCACAAGCCGCAAGCGTAGGGGTGGGTGGGCCCGCAAGCTGCAAGCTTAGAATGATTCTAAGTTGCAAAGATAATTATTTATTTACTTGTAATATGTATGGGAATATACTAGAACTATTATATTAATTAACGAGAGGATAACAAATGTATACATCAGTAATAACAGATGACTTTAATAATGAGGTCACACTAGAATATATGACTAACCATTTAGAAAACTCTAGATGGTTCAAGCTAACTTACTATCATAAAGGACAAGGCAAAGAGGTCACAAGATATGGCAACTGGGATAGCAAGTGTCGAGCATGGCGAACTAAGAATAATGATATAGCTATTTGTTATTTACAAGTAGATGATAACAACGAGCCTCAAGGCTATCGCACCGCAACTGGCATAACCGATATACAAGGCAAACCAAAGGAAGATAGGTTCAATGCTAATCTACCAATAGGATTTAATTCATGAGCAACATAACAGAAGACGAGTTAACAGAAGCAATTAATATATTGAAATACTTTGCTAAGGATCAACTTAACGGGGCGAGGAGCAGTTTTAATCATGTTCCTGATCTTGATGACAAGGTAATGCTTGCTGTGAAGTACATAGACAAAGCTATGGCAGATGATGACTTGGTTATGGTGTATTATCCATAAGCTACAAGCTACAAGCTACGAGCAACAAACATTTGACAACATATCACATTATGTGATATAAGATATTACAAACAAAAACCATAAAGAAAGGATAATTACTTAT